AGACTTGCCAAACATGAATTCGCCACCCTCGTGGTGATAGCTAATTCGAACTGTTTGCTTTTCTCCATTCATCATTGCTTCAAAAACAATCATATTTTCATCAAGCGTAATGATTTTGACTGGTGCGTCCATCTCGTCCGCTAGCGCACGGCCAAGGCGTTTGCGGAATGATTCCATCTCTGGAGCAGAGGTGACATCGTAAAACTCACCATATTCGCCGTCAGCACCCTTTTTCTTGGTGCTTGAGTATCGATCAAGAAGTCTGCGGCCTTTTGCAGCAAGTTCGGCGGCATCTTCACGAGTTTTTGGGGCTGGCTCACCCCATGCTCGAGCCGACAAGGCAAGGCGTGTTGGCTCGCCCTTGTCATCAACTAATGGGCCTGAGGGATTGGTAAAAAATCGAGTTAAGAAAGAACCTTTTCGGCGCATTTTTGTCGGAGTGTCGGCAGGACCCTTTACTCCTGGCTTAAGGTCAGCCCCCTCTGTGCGCTTAAAATGAGCCCTACCAGCCGCCGTGAGCCCTCCATCGGGATCTTTTAGAGGTTGGTCTGATGACTTTGTTGTTCCTGTAATAGGTACACAATTCGGCACCATTTTACCGTTTTTACCAGGCTTCATTCCGACCTGTTCGTATCCGTCCCAGCATGGATTGTCGGCTGCTTTTTCCTGATCATCGGATTTAATCGAGATAGTGCCGGTAAGTTGATTTGCGCCGTGAAGAACCGGACTTACTTCGTACAACTCAACTTCTTTAAGGATGTTCGCCTGACGAGCATTGTCGTAAACTGCGTCAAGTGTTTTGTAGCCAATAGACCATTCTTGATCCATTCCGAAAAAGCTGATACTGGCAAAGGCTTCTCGGCCGCGTTCGCTCTTTAGGTTAAATTGAACTCGCGCATAAAGGCCACCGATTCCTGCCTCGCGCATTTTTTTTGGCAGACGGGGATCGTTTTGACCAACTTCATAGATGTCAAGGACTTTCCCGATTGGCTGATTCCAGTCGTGACCCCAAACAACACGGGGGGTTCGGCGGCGTAAGCTCGCAGAGAATGCTCCGGGTGCGCAAATATCGCCAACGCTGTCCTTGTTTCCGACGCCCGCCACGAAGCATTCGACAATACCTTCTGCCTCGTCAACAGTAATTTGGCCAGGGTTTTGCTTGAATTGGATACCACTAGTCGACATAAACCACCTCGGTTCAATCATAAATCATTATGATTGCTTTCAGTGAATGTTTCTAGTTCTTTACTCGAGTTTACTAAAAGGCTTTAAGTAAACTACTGAAACCGGAGTCGGCATCGGCAGTTCATGGTCAGATGTGGCGGCGCAACAGGGTCGCCAGGGAACCTAAGTCCAAACCCGTCAGTCATAAAATCTTCGCCAAAAGGGACCGTTTTGCCATGTAAGTGGAGATGTTCGGGTCGGACTCGACTATCTCTCCTGGTCAGCCATGTTTTTTGTGCTGTATCGTCATCTTGGGCTCCGAAGTAAACACCGGCATTAAATGCGGTCTGTGCTTCGTGCTCTGCAATAACGCGCTTTCTCTTGCCAAGGAGATTTGCAAATATGGCAACTAACGCAGCACGCAACATTGATGAACGATCTTCATCGCCCCCAAGAGCTAAGGCAATCAAAATTGCTGCTGTGATTTCTTCTTTGGTAGTTTCATTTACCTTTTGCAAACGCTCTACTTGGGAGTTGACATATTCGTCATATTGAGCTCCGGTTGGCTGTTGGCGCGGAGCATCTTGGTTAGGTGTAGTGCTAAGCGCCCCATCTTGAGAGATTGCAACAACAACTGGCCTAATATCCTCGGCTAGCTGTTTTGCCCACACTTCTGAATCAAATACCGCTTCCACGGCTAAGTTGCCTTTATCTAAGCCTTTTTTAGCACCCTTGCCAGCTGCTTTTTCTAGGACCACACGCTGTTGTCGTTCGAATAAACGCTCCAAAGAACGATCAAGAATTTCCGTCCATCGTTCTGTTGTTTGTTCTGCCTTCATATCCCACTCAGTGAGTGTCGTGGAATCGATCTTTATTTCGATCGGGTTGCCGGATATTGTTTGCTGCGTTTTGGCATCCTTAACTGCGGTAGCTGGCACGCCAGGCATAATTTCGCCATTTTCGTCTGGTTCCATCAGGTCAAATGGCGAGGGTACCGGTTGTGGTCCTCCCGCAACGGACTCTGCTGTTACCCCAGGGAGAATTTCTCCTGCGGCATCAGGCTGGGTTCCAGCAAGTGCTGGATTTGCGGCCATCGCTGCCTGGTCCTGAGGGACGCCTAATGGTGGAGGAGTTTCTGTATATCCACTCATTTCAGCACCGGGAGCACCTGGCATTGCTGGGGCCGCACCCTCGCCCATCAGTCCGGCCATTCCCGGAGCGCCACCGGCACCCATCATGTCAATTGGCTGCTGACCCTGCGGTTCAAATTTCTTTTCAGTATTTGCAATTGGTGTCAAGTTAGGGTTAGAAAGAAGACTGTCAGCAAGTTCGGAGTCGACTTTTTTCTTTCCGGTTCCATCGCGGTATTCATTAGCAGAAATAAGCCCACTATTGAACTCCTCGAGCAAATACCGCTCGCGCTCTTGTTTGGAAAGAATCAGAATCGGAACATTTGATACATCGAAATCGACATAATTTTGATCGTCCAGGTTGTCTAATGCCCGAGCAATAAGCATTAGGTGGGGCATCATTGTTTCCATCCAGAATACGCGCAGTTCTTCTGCGGCGTTGCTGAAGGTACGGCCAGATGCATTTCCCATCACTGATTCTGGAACGCCAAATGAAGCAAGGATTTCTTCTTTGGTAATTTGCCTCATCTGGATATACGCCGCGTCGCGAGGGTTGGAAGAAGTATCTACAAAATCAACGCCTTCATCGGCCGAGACGACCGTAACAGACCCTGTCTTGTTAAGATTTCCACGGAATCTATTGCGGAGCTCATCTTTGTCGTCGTCGTCTATTTCTCCACGAAGAACCAAAAGACCGCCTGGGCGACCATCATTTAGTAGGAAGTTTCGGTTGTAAACCTTTGCCAGGTTTTCGATTTCAATTGCTATTCCAGCCGACTCCATTGGTGTCAAAGATAGATATGGATCGAGCGGATGTGGCTTTCTAATCCATAAGACATCTTCAGGTTTAAGAATTTGCTTAAAACCATTATTCATAAGTACTTCATAGCCACTTACAAATTTTTTCGGGTCCGGAATAGGGGAGGTATGCTGCGGTGGAAGAAGATGAAGGGCAACTATTCCACCGTCTCGACCTCGAACTTTTTCGACGAATACTCCTCTAGAGCTCATTAGTAGTTGTGAGGAAAGTCGATAACGGAAAATAAATGAATTTTCCCCATCATTAGTTTGTGTATTCAGAATATCTAAAAGGGGGTCATTTTTCTTTCGAATAATTCGGCCGTCTTGCTGGTTGTCCTTGCGCAAGATAATTGGCAATCGAGCCTGATTTCCTGACACAGCATCAATACACCGTGAAACCCAGGTGACCTTCTGCATTCCTTCTCGGTATGCTCGCTCAATATCCCAAGAATCCCTATATGGTTTCCCTGCATTTGCCGTATTGTAAGCAACGGGAGCACCAGGACCAATCGCAGCGCCCTTGGTCGCCTCAGACTGGAGGGACTTGTTATTTTGTTTGTTCCATCCCATTTTCACTCAAGTCCAAGTAATATGCCGACTGCGAAGCAGGCGACGCCGGCTACAATTAAACCTGCAGGAGCATATATCATTGACGCCCCTATGGCAGTATTAAGTATAAAGCACAGCATCAAGAGATTTGCGATCACATCTCGACGCAGTAACCATTTCTGGAAACGAGTTATGATGGATTTAAAGCTTGAAGCAAATATTTTCAATAGGCTCACCGTGCCGACACTAGTCGCTTTTGGGTCGTTTGCGTGGAAAGATTTCTGATTGATTATGACAGATTGGGCGAAAGTTCTCCAGTATTTAGAACCACGAATGTCATTGTACTCTCCAGAAGAGGCATCATTGACACAAAAAGTGTTCCTTCGGACATATGCGCTTGAAGCACTATTCGGTGGAGCCGCCGGTGGAGGTAAGTCCTCAGCACTACTTATGGCAGCAATGCAGTATGTCGATGTTCCTGGATATTCAGCAATCTTATTCAGGCGGACCTACGCCGACTTGTCTCTGCCAGGTGCACTCATGGACCGTTTTAAAGACTGGATTGCTCCACACGATGATATTCACTGGAACGCAAACTCATATGTAGCTACATTCCCATCGGGGGCACGAATTTCATTCGGATATTTAAACAACCAGAATGACTATCTTCGATATAAGGGTTCCGAATTTCAATTTATTGGCATGGATGAAGTTACAGAAATTCGCGAATCCGACTATCGTTACATGTTCTCCCGTCTGCGCCGTCCGGCAAACGGACCATTGTCGCAGGTTCCATTACGAATGCGGGCCGCGTCAAACCCAGCGCCAAACTGGGTACGCCAGCGATTCATTGTCGAAGGACTAGAAACTAATCGTATTTTTGTGCCCTCAAAACTTACTGACAACCCTGGAATTGATGCCGAATCGTATCGACAGGCACTACAGGCGCTAGATCCCGTTGAACGCAGGCGCCTTGAAGAGGGCGACTGGTGGTCATCGACGCTTGGATCAATGTTTGACAGAACAAGCTTTGTGATTATTGATCCGCATGAAATTCCGGTAATTACATCAGCAGCAAGAGTTGTAAGATTTTGGGACCTCGCTGCAAGCGAACCATCGCCGTCATACCCAGATCCTGACTGGACAGTTGGGACGCTCGGTATATTTGACCAGGGAATTTTTTATATTTTGGATGTTCGTCGCGCCCGTGTTAAGAGTGACAAGGTAGAACACCTAATTGCCCAAACGGCCCTAGAGGATGGACCTCTCGTGTCGATTCGCATGGAACAAGAACCTGGATCTTCCGGTAAGGCTCTTGTTGACCAGTTTGCGCGGTATGTATTGCCGGGATATGACTTCCAGGGCATTAGGTCAACCGGTGACAAGATCACTCGTGCTCGGCCATTTTCTGCATCTGCAGCTAACGGGAATGTTCGATTGGTACGCGGGCGATGGTTGACTGACTGGCTAGACGAGGTCTCAGCATTTCCTGAAGGCCTTACCCACGACGACCAGGTTGACTCAGCTGTAGGGGCATTTACATTTCTTTCTGGCCTCGGGTTGCCTCAACGCAAAAAGGTGGCTATCATCGTCTAAGTAAATCTCCGAAAGGATGCTATGGAACTATCTAACTATCTATCGTCGTTAAATTTGACCGTAATTGAACTTGATACGGCATTGACCTCGGCTCGAGAGAAAATGACACTCGACGAGGCTGCTGACATTCTTGTCGCACTAAATCGTCATCGCGACGAAGTAAAAATTGTTTACGACAGCCTTGCTCACCTCGTTGGACAACTAATGAACCAACAGAGCGAAATGCTTGCTGGCGACGGAACAAAAATTGAAAAAAAGGGCGATGTAAATCGAACTGCTTGGAAGCATAAAGATCTTGCAAATGAAGTTGTGTCTCGCTTGTCAGAAATGGCGATTGATACATCTACTGGTGAAATTATGTTGAGTGGTCAAGAAATGGCCATGAAAATGCTCGACTACATACAACCATCGTACTGGCGAATTAAAGAGTTGAGCACGCTTGGAATCAACGCTGACAACTTCTCTAAAGTCGGAGAATACAAAGAGAGCATCATTGTTAGAAAGGCAAAACCATGACATCATCAAACAAACACACAACAGCAGAAGAGCTTGTTGAAGATTATGCTGCTGAATTTGCGGCTGATATAAAGCTAGAAAATCATCGTCGTGAGCAAAATCGACAATACCAGACAAAGCTTTTTGAACAGCTCAGCGAGCCATTTCCTGTGGAGATGGAGCGCACGCTTGTTAAAGGTGGAACGCGCCTTACTTACCTACCAGTATCTGAGGTAATTACTCGCCTAAATCGAATCTTTGGCCCGCTGAATTGGTCATTTGAAATCATTAAGTGTGAGCGCGATACGCTCGATCCGGAATTTATTGTTGCCCATGTTCGCCTTACGGTTAATGGCGAAACCGGATGGTCACATGTTTCAAAAGATGGATTTGGTGGTCAGCAAATCAAGCGCAAAAAAGATGGAACGATTGTCGATCTAGGTGACGAATTTAAAGGTGCTGTATCTGACGCACTCAAAAAAGCGGCACAACAGCTTGGCGTTGGTCTATACCTGGCCCGAGATCCTGACGCAATCGAGATTGATGGCGCAATGCATGCATCCGAAATCGTTGAGCAACCAGCAGCTCCAGCAATGCCTCAGGGCTACGACCAGTTCATGTCGCTCCGTAGTCAACTCAATGAAGATCAAGTGCAGAAACTTCGCTCGTACTGGAATGATTTTAGCAAGGGTCGCCCTGTGCCTAAGCCACAGGAATTCACCTCTAATGAACTTGATGTTTTGATCACGGAGTGCACTCGACTCTTGCTTGATGGCGAATACACAGTTCCGCAATCTGAGGATGGCGAGAATGACGGAGAATGATTTACTGATCGCTCCGGAATATCTTTCGCCGTCGTCAATCTCTACTTTTCAGCAGTGTCCGCTTAAGTTTAAGTACAGTCGCATAGACAAGCTTTCCGAGCCACCCACCGAGGCAACAATTCGCGGGAACTTTGTTCACGACATTATGGAAGCATTATATGGCCTTGATCCAGAACAGCGGACTCAGAACAGCGCCAAAGAACTAGCTCGATCACTATGGGACGGCACATGGGAAGCACGAGCCAGCGAGCTAATTCCTGATTCAAAAAAATTGCATGAATTCCGCTGGAGTGCATGGTGGTGCGTTGCAAATCTATGGAACCTCGAAGACCCGACGCTAGTGATTCCTGCTGGACTTGAAAAAGAAGTCCTTGCAACAATAGGTGGCGTTGCAGTCCGTGGGTTCATTGACCGGTATAGCGCGGCCGACGATGGAATCACAATCAGCGACTATAAAACTGGCAAGAAACCCCATCCACGCTACCAAAGTGATAAATTTTTCCAGTTATTTGTTTATGCCCTAGCAATACAAGAACTTGATATAGGTCATGTCAAGAATGTTGAGCTGTTGTTTCTTAAGGAATCGTTACGCTTAATGCACGATGTTACTCCTGACGACCTAGAGGAAACAAAGGAAACGATTGTCTCGGTTCGTAGGGGAATAGACTCTCGGTGTGCAAATAATGATTTTGAACCAAAAACACATAAATTGTGCGATTGGTGTCACTTTAAACCAATATGTCCAGCATGGAAGGGTAAGCGATGAATGATGATGCTTTTGCCAGGTTAGTGGCAGAGGAAGTGAAGAATCGCGTAAGCAAAACACAGCGCGATTTTCTCCGCATGCCCGAAAACTGGGAACGATGGCAGCGATCGCTGATTTCATTGTGTACAAATCTAGGTAATCAGATTGTCTACATAGAATCAGATCAATCATCTGATCGTTCTCGGTATGAGGCACTTGGAGATGATGGCATTAAGTTGCTTGCAGAAGCAATGTCCGACTATGAACAAAAGCGATCGAAGATTGAACGCTTCAAATTTCATGTCGAAAAGCGACTTGATGAAGTAACCGTAATGATCGCCAGTGGCTCAGACTCGATTGATGAAAACATTGGGCTTGCGGTTTTTCTAAAGTCTGCGATCGTAAAACATCGCGAGCTCCTGAATGAGTACGACATCGAGCCAACCCCAGTTGACCAGGCGCTCTGGTCTAGCCTTGAGGGCAAATGGTCATTTGATGAAATCAGGTCGGAAGACATCAGCTGATGTTTTTGCCTAAGATTGGGATTGTTTCGACAGACTGGTCGGGTTCTATTGTCGATAAACGCGGGCACCCGGAACCCGGTGGGGCTGGTTTTATTCGACTTCAGCAACTTCGACCGCATATTCAGAATACAACCGTAACTGGCCCTCTGCTTTTCAATGAAAAAACCGGCTTTAGCGTGGCTGAATTTAATGGAAAAGTTCATACTGACTGTGGCGTAATTATTTTGCAGCGCCTCATGTTTAAGGGTTTGGTTGAAACACTCAAGTATGTCCGCAGCATGCCTGTCAGGCCACTAATAGTTAATGATTTGGATGACTGGTATTGGGGCCTGCATCCCAATAATGCAGCATTCAATCTCGTTGACCCCAATGTCAATAAAGACGAAAACCTTGATCACTATCTTCAAATACTAGAGCTATCTGACATTGTTGTCGTTTCAACGCCATTCCTTCTACAACGAATGAAAAAATTGCTAAAGAACCCAAGTGTTGTAATGATTGAAAATTGCGTTTCAACACAAATGTTTTCGGTAAGACGACTCAATCTAAAGAAACCAATCATTGGCTGGGTTGGGTCTACATCACATCGATCAAATGACCTTGAGGAACTTCGTGGTGTTTTCAATCGGGCCGATCGATTGCATCATTCAGGCCATATTGATGGTGCTCCGCTTTTTTGGGAGCGAGTAGACGGAGTGCCAAACCGCGTATCTTTATCGTCAATGAACCCACCACATGAATACATGCGCAAATCTTTCTGTTTTGATATAGGCCTAGCTCCACTTTCCGACATTGACTTTAATAAAGCCAAGTCATGGATCAAGATGATCGAGTATGCGGCAGCTGGGATTCCGGCTGTTTGCTCACCATCGCCAGAATATGTTCGTCTTCATGAAGAATATGGCATTGGACGAATCGCTCACTCAAAAGATGAATGGCGCTCTCACATCGATGAATTACAAAACACCCGTGTTAGAAATATTGAAGCAAAAGCAAACAGAGATCGGGTTCGAGCACTTGATGTTACGAAAATGGCTAGTCAGTGGGCTGACCTTCTTCAGGGGCACCTTGCATGAGATACCGCTCAAAAAAGAAAGAAGCAGAATATAGGCTTCGACGCCCACTAGTTGCTCGATTATTAGAGGAACGGCCACTATGCGAGGCATGTCCAAAATTTGCCGAATATGATCAAAAGCAACTTTATACACGGAACGGATCGCAGGACATACATGAAATTGTGCGACGGTCGCAAGGTGGATCAATTCTTGACGAAAATAATCTCATGGCTGTTTGCCGGAGTTGTCATAATCGTATTGGCTCTCATCCTGCTCTCGCTTTTGAACTAGGCTTAGCCAAGCATGGATGGACGACTAATGATTCCGATGGGGATTGATCTCTCGCTGACATCGACTGGTGTCAGTTGTCAAAATATACTGTCGTGCATCAATAGCCCAAATAAGGGCATTCCACGGCTAATTGATATTTCCGAACAACTTACGGAAATGATTGAACAGATTGATGGTCCTATTGTAGGGGTTATTGAGGGCTATTCATTTGCTAGCCGAAATTCGCAAGCTCACTCACTAGGCGAGCTTGGTGGAGTTATTCGAACTATGCTTTTTAAGCGTTCTATTCCATGGGTTAATGTTCCGCCAACAGTGCGTGCCAAGTTTGCCACCGGGCGCGGCAATGCAGCAAAAACTGAAGTTATGTCTGCAGTGTCAGCAAGAACCGGACTTGTTTTTTCTGGAAAAGGTGCTGATGATATGTGTGATGCCTGGATTTTGGAAGAAATTGGTTTAGTTAAATACGGAACCCCGCGCTCAAGTTGGCCTGAAGCCAATTTACGGGCGCTTGACAAGATTGAGTGGGCATGATGCAATATTTACGAAATAGTCCGATTTCACAAGTCGAAATCGAGAATGAGCTTCTTCGATTGCTTTCGTTGCTTGAAGAAGAGACGGAAGCATTTGAGAGCCTTTGTGGAGATGCCGCCAAAAAAGAAGCTCTCTATAAAGCAAATTGGGCAAAAGAATATTTGTCTGCAAAAGGCTCTATTAAAGAGCGAGAAGCATGGGCTGACTACAAATTGTCAGACGAATCATTCGATTTCAAAATTTCAGAAGCTTTAGTTAAAGCTAAGCGCGAAAAATTAACATCCTTACGCACATCTATTGACGCACTTAGAACTCTTAATGCTAATGTTCGATCTCAGGTGAACCTATGAATGCGAACATAAACGAGAGTATTTCCCATCTTGCGGTCGATGTCGATCTGCTTATTCCACTACCAGGAAACCCGCGTGTAGGAAATGTCGAAGCTATTTCTGCTTCATACGCTGAATTTGGCCAGGTAAAGCCAATTGTGATCAGGCCTAATGATGACGGAACATCTACCGTGATTGCCGGCAACCATCAACTACTTGCAGCAAAACGCCTTGGGTGGACCCATATTGCAGCCGTCGAGATGGACGCTGATGATAAGCGGGCACTAGCTTTTGCAATGGCCGATAACCGCTCAATGGAGCTTGGTCATACTGATGGCGATTTGCTTAATGACATTTTGTCGCAAATTTCAGATGATTATTCTGGTTTGCTCGATGGTCTTGGGTGGGATGATTTCGAACTTGCTGCCATTAATGAATCTTCTCTTAGGGTTGAGCGAAACAATGCGTTGGGCGGCTATGTCACCCCAGTTATGCAAGCTCTTGGCGACATAGTTGGTGCAATTGTAGGAGATCTTCCAGATGTTGTACATGACGAGATAACTGGTGAAAGCCGCATTGTTGCACCAGTTGGCAGCGACCATAGGTCAATCGCAACACAAGGTTCTACATCAATTAATCAGTCTGGTTCTGATAGGGCAGTTGTGCAATACACGCTAGTTTTTGACAATACAGAGCAACAGCGTAAGTGGTATTCATTCATTAGATGGCTAAAGACAGATGCCGGTAGTGATGGGGATACAATCGCTGAGCGAATTATTAATTTTCTGGAATCGCACGCCGATTTCTGAGTAGGAGAGCTATGACTAGGCAACGAATGTTTCTTGATATCAACTGCGTTGAAGCAGCGCGCCAGCGGATCCGTCATGTTTATGACTCCTTCGATACCGTGTGCGTGCAATTCTCTGGTGGTAAAGACAGCACAGCAATTCTTTATCTAGCTAAAGAAATACATGAAGAACGAGGCCTGGGTCCGGTAAAGGTCATTTTCCGAGATGAAGAGATGGTAAGCCCATCGGTAATTAAATTTGTCGAAGAAGTTCGTAATTATGACTGGGTCGACATGGAGTGGTATTGCCTGCCGGTTGGTCAGGAAGTATGGGTTTTAGGCCGTCGCGAATATTGCCTCCTGTGGTCAGAGAAGCGTCGTAAAGAAGGGCGCCTTGTTCGCGACATCCCAGAATGGGCAATCACGGCACAACACTTTGGTCTTGACGCAAACTCACAAATACCTCAATCTGTCGATCATTACCAGATGCAAGGCAAAAAAGGCAAAGTCGCTTTTATTACTGGCGTTCGCGCAAATGAATCAATGATTCGCTACCGCTCATGTGTTCAAAAACTGCATGAAAATTACATAGTCCATCCGTTCAAGTTGCCAAAAAGCGTTCCGCTCAAGTTCGCTAAAATTATTTACGACTGGACGACAGCTGATGTTTTGAAATTCATCACTGAAGAACATGGGGCGAATTATTGTAGCTATTACGACCTAGCGGCAATTACTGGATCAAACACACGAGTAGGAATTCCACTACACGCTGTTGCTGTTCGTCGAATTGGCGATGTTATTAAAACTGAACCGCAGTTCCTTGATGAGCTAGTGCGCTGTTTTCCGCATGTTGATGCTCAACGACGCTGGTGGCCAGAATTTGACATTGAAAAGTTGATCAAGCGTTATTCAGATAATGGCTGGGATGGCGTTAGGCAATGCATTGAAGATAACTTCATTACGCCCGGCAAACAAATGCGCGCTAGATCATTTGCTGCCGAGTTCCGTAAAAAACATGCCACCGATCCCTACTCGTATCCGATTCATTGGTTGGTTAGAAACCTGCTCCTAAACGAGCTAACCCCTAGTAGGTCGGTAAATCCGATTGGGCCAGGAACTCGGGCACATACTCTTCGACTACAGGAAGCACAACAACAGGCAGATCTTGATAGCTTGGACTACCAGGACGATACGGTATAGGAAAATGATGAAAACACAGACTTATTCACTAACAGATTTAACCCCACCAGGTTGGCGCTCCACATACATGATGCGACCAGAAATTGCGATGCTCGCTCAGTCACTTAATCAGTATGGGTGGATTAGCCCGCTGATAGTAAAGAGCGATACCCTCGAAATAATCGATGGCTACCATCGATGGCTGGTTGTCAAGACTGATAAAGGAATGGCCAAGAAGCTGGGTCGCGATATTCCTTGCGTTACTGTTAAATGCGATCAGGCCCAAGCAATGATGATGCATCTCCAGTTAAATAGGGGGCGCGGATTAGTTCTAGGAGAGGGAACTTCCTTTATAATTCGTGAACTTCTTAAGTCAAAACGCTACGGCAAAGCGGCGATTATGCACTCTTTGTCCATGTCCTCTGATGAATTCGACCTTATGGTCGACGCTACATTAATTAAACATTTAAAGATTCCGACCCATACATACTCCAAGGCATGGGTACCAGTAGAGGCTCCAGCGTCGATTGGCGACATTGCTGCAACGATCGAGCGACCACCAAACGCAGATCGGTAACAACGGACGGGCAATTTTTGTTCTATTATTGGGTGTCGCTTCATAACCCGGAGGTTTGGCGTGCCCCAGCCCGATGACACCCCAGATGTAGAACCAGATCAACGCGGTGGCCGTCCACCGTGGTGGCGCCGCGCGCTTACGGCAGTACTTCGTAGTATTGCACGAGCTATTCCGGGCGTACGAAATCGTGTTCAGCGCAATGATCCAGGCGCATATCGTAGCCTTGGCAGCGAATGGCGAGGTAACCGCCAAGGCGGAATGACGCGACGCCAGGCACTTCGCGCAACCTAACCAAGGAGGTGGCCAGTCATGCTGGTTTCTGTAAATGACCTCCAGGTTTATATGGATATCTCATTTACAAACCGTCAGCAGGATGCTGCTGAGTTTGTACTTGAAGGACTGCAGAGCGAATTGGAGTCGTACCTGCGCCGCCCCATCGAGGTTGGTTCATATACCGAGCAACATGTGATTGACTCAAATCATATGGGTATCCCGAATGCCTCTTTCTTCTATAACTACAGCCTAGATACAACATCTCAGACGCTTAGTTATATTGACCCTCCAGCAACCGTGTATTTGCGTAACACGCCGGTTGTCTCAGTAAGTTCCATCACCATTCAAACCCCCACCATGAGTCCTATCGCTCAAGTTCAGGGTCGAGATTGGATAGCTCGCCCCTACGGCATCGAGCTTTATCGCGCATACGCTAATGACCTCGTGACGGTCACATATACGGGCGGCCTAGATGGAGACGGAATTAAACATTTTCGAATTTTAATTCTTCGCGCCGCAACGCGAGAAATGCAAAATATGCATGATGATGTTGTTGGTATTAAGGACTTAGAGTCGCGTAATGTGGCTCCCTTAGAGACTGGCTTCTCTGAAATGGAAATTAATTCTGTAAGACGGTACAGGCGTCGGCGGGTTAGCTGACATGTTTTCCCGCAATGATGTTGAGGTATATGGAGCAAAAGAGGCTGCTCTAAAAATGCAGCTCATTATTGAGCGATCCGATCAACTTCAATTGGTTTTTGAGCAGGCAAAGTTAGAATTGGCAGCAGCAAATGCCGCCAACTTTGCTAGCAACGGCCTCCCTAGTGGCAAATCTTGGGCCCCACTATCACCGAAGTATGGTGCGTGGAAGTCTTCTAGGTTTCCTGGGCGACCGACAATGGTCCGCTCCGGTCGATTATTTCAAAGCCTTACTACGCTTTCCGACTCTGTTAATCGCATTGATGGCGACAAGGCTCAATTTGGCACTAGTGTTGAATATGCCAAATTCCATCAGCGAGGAACATTTAAAATGCCAAAACGAGCCGTAATTTTTGAACCTCCTGGCTTTGCTGAGCGTCTTGGAACGCGGATTGCAAAATTTATTGTTGATGGCGAGGTCATCTAATGCAAGGGCCCCATAGTGCAAGAAAATTTGTGACGGATTACCTAAAAGCTGATTTACCTCGACGCGTCGATGATTATCGAAATGCACGACGGGCAGAAGGCGAGTGGTATCTCGATGACAACACTCTTCCGACCCCAGATAATTTCTTGATTTACGAACCTATTGCTCTTGATGTCTGGCCAACAATCATTACTCTTGCCATGTCAACAACAAACTTGTCTCGCATCGACTACACGCCAGTCATGGACCCCCTTTATCGAGTGTCTTACTCGATGAGAACATATGTCTGGGTTCGTGCTGAAGGGTCAGAAGAAGCGACCTTGATGAGGGATCGACTTACTACGGTAGTTAGATCATCGCTCCTGGATAGGCCATGTTTAATGGCAAATGACCCGTCTAAATATCTTGAGGTCATGATTGATGAAGGAACAATGCGCGAGGAATTCTCAGACTTAACTTTGTTAAAAGGTGATCGAGTTATGGCTGGCGCGTACATTTCCTACGACATGTACATAAACGAACGCATTACCAGAGAACCACTCGGTGCGGTTGATGAATTTCAGATTGATATTCAACAATTTTCTATGGAAGCGCCGGAAATTGATCTCAGTGAGGCTTAGTTCAATAATGCATTGTTTAAGTGATGTATCATCGCAAGGGAACCTCTGTCAAAGGAAGGTTTCAGAACTGAGAATGTTCAAAGAAGCAGTCTGGCTTGCGGTACAATTTTGCAAGCACGACATTTATCCCATCATTGGGAGCGGAGGAAACACATGCCCGGCGTAGTAGTCACAACAGCAGTTCGCACAGGCCCCTCGGTCGCTAATGTCACGCCTTCAGCGACTTTTTTTGTAGTTGGTCGCACACAGCGTGGACCTTCCGACGAAGCAGTACTCGTTACCAGCCTTGCTGATTATGAGGAGCAATTTGGTGGATATGTCGCCTATGGCGTAGTTCATCAGCAAATGCAGACATACTTTGAGGAAGGCGGTTCTCAGGCCTATGTGGCTCGAGTCGTCGGCGCCAGCGCAACTGTCGGCACTGCAACCCTCATCAACTCCTCAAATACCGCAGCAATTACTCTTACTGCCAATGGCGCAGGAGCTTGGTCTTCTGACCTCGATGCTCAAGTTGTATCTGCTGGTGCTGGTTTTGCTGTCAAGCTCTTTCTTAACGACATTCTTGTCTACAACAGTGGTGAGTGCTCAAGTGCTGCCATTGCAGTCAACAAGATCAATACCAGCTCGCTAGCCTCTGCTTATGTCTCCGCCGCCGTAGGTGCTGGCGGTGGAAACCCAGTAGCCGGTGGTGCGATTGTGACTTTTGGAGCAGGTACAGATGCAGTAACTCCAACCACTTCCGCATACACAACTGCGCTCGATTTGTTTACCGACACTCTTGGGGCTGGAGCAGTGGCTATTCCTGGTCAGTATGGTTCCACTATTTGGGACGCACTCATCACTCACTGCAACGCAACCAACCGTATTGCCCTTTGCGCATTCGAAGAAGAAGCAACATCGGCAGAGGCAATCTCCGATACGGCCGCTTATGCAGATGCTGCAAACAGCGAGCATGCAGCATTCTTCTTCCCGTGGATTCAGATTGAACGGGATGCGAATGTCTTGGCCTATATCTCCCCCGAGGGTTATGTTGCGGCAAAGCGTGCGCTTGCACAGAACACAGATGGCCCATGGCGTCCATACGCTGGCCTTATGTCTGAGGCTTCGTATGTACTCAGTCTTAAGTCGATCATCTCTAAGGCAACTTCAGATAGTCTCGACGAGGGTCGCGTAAATGGTCTCCGAGTGATTAACGGTCGTGTCCGCATTTACGGTGCTCGCACTGCGTCAAACGACGAAATCAACTTCCGGTACATCACTGCACAAGAGATGCTCAACTATGTAGTTGTTCAGGCTCAAGCACAGCTCGAAGACCTCGTCTTCTCAACGATCGACGGACGGCAGACATTGTTTGCAAATGTTAAGAGCCGTCTAATCAACCTGCTTGACCCGATTCGTGTTGCTGGAGGCCTCTACGAGGCGTTCGACACCACTGGTCGGCGTATTGACTACGGATATAGCGTGGTCGTTAACGAAGCAATTAACCCAGTCTCCCAACTCGCAGGCGGTCTGATCCGTGCAAAGGTCGGTATTCGCGTGTCAAGCGTGGGAGATCAAATCGAGATTGCAGTCACCAAGTCCAATCTCACGGCGTCAGTTGTCTAATCTGGAGGAGTTTCCGTGGCAAAAGTTGCACAGCGTCAAGTAGTCGCATCAATCACGCCCGTGTCCGTTGCTGGGCACGAGATTGGTCCGAACATCAATAGCTACTTCTCTCAGGTATCTGGAGGTGAAATCACCGCTTCCGTAGAGAAGGTATATGTCGGTGGACAACAGTTCCCCGAGGTACTCTGCGCGCCTGCAGAAATTGGCGACATCACCGTGACTCGTCACTGGGATGACGGCGATCATTCGAACCTACAGAAGCTTCGTCAACTGGTTGGTCGTACTTATTACAACATTACGATCACCACGCTTGATTGCGATCTTAAGGTCCCTGGATCAGATCGTAACTACCCCAAGGCCCTTTTGGTTGGTGTAACCGAGCCCGAGGGTGATGCCTCGTCTGGTGCACCCGCAACCTACGCCTTGACCTTCAGTATTTCAACTGTCGCTGTCTGACAAAAAGTTTCTGACTCTTTCGCCGTAGAGGTTCTACTTCTGCTAGGGTTCGTCCCATGGCTGAAATTTTTGAACTTAAAGACGATGAAACCCCTGCTCCGAAGGTTGGTAAGACCGCCTCAAAGGAGCCAACAATCCTTGAACAGTTAAAGACGACCATCTCGAAGAAGGTTGAGCGCACCGCTATCTATATTGAGGTGCCTGAGCGCGAGGGTGTAACTATCAAGGTAAGCCCAAATGTAACTCAGAATCAACTCCGTGCATGGCGCAAGAATGCTGGCGAGGACACCAAGAATGGTCTCGATCCGACAAAGTTTGCATGTCAAGTAGTTGGTCACACAACTGAGGCAATTTGCATCAATGGTGAAGAAGTAATGAATGAGGACGGCGTCATGCTTACCTTTGCTTCACCAGAGATCATGCAAATGACGAACACAACTCGACCCTTACCGGACTGCGTTCGTGAGTTTTTTGGAATTGACCCTCATGTCGAGGCTGCTGCTCTCGCAATCATGGAGCATGCTGGGTATTCTGACACCGTGGAAACTGTGGACCCTTCCAAGCAGTCCTAGACGATCTTTCCGAGGATCCGAAGATAATTACAGCGGCCCGCCTCGGTGAGTTATTTGGGACTGATCCGATTAAGCTTCTAGACTGTTCGGAAACAGAATGGTTAATCCGTTTCGCCTGTGCTAAAGTAATTCAGGCAGATCGTGAAGAGTCCGAGCGCAAGGCAGGACGATAGTCAACCCTGGTGGTGATGATGGCCGTTGAAAATGTAGTCATCAAGATAACCACGACTGCAAGCACTAGGCAGGTTAGACAAGCACGCAACGAATTACTTCAGCTTGCCAAAGCAGGCCAACTAGGTACGACGACGCAAAAAAGCCTGCAGCAAGAATTCGATAAATTCGACAAGAAGCTTAAAATGATGAAGGGGACGCTCAAGACAGTAACCGGCGCTATCGTTTCCCTCAATAAAGTCGCTATCAAGTTGTTTACAATTGGCTTTGCGGTAGGTTCAGCAGCATTGGCAGCCAATAACGCTTTGTTTGCTGCTGGAAAGTTCCTCGCCAAAGGATATACCCTTGCGATGCAGGGCCTCGCTGTAGCAGTTGCTTCGGTTGGAGCGGCGGCGGCAGTGGCAGCGGCCGCATTCTCCGAATATACGGCCGCAGTTAATGCATATGCGTTCAAGCAAAGTACTGCTTTAAATGGCAGATTGAGCGAGTCATCCGCGGCACTAAGAAATATTGAGTCCGACGCAACTCTTGCGACATTCGGAGTTCAGGCATTGGCTGGTGCGTTCGCTTCAATTTCAAAAAATGCTCAAGTTACCGGAGTATCAAAAACTCTTCTTAAGGGCCTCGCTGATTTTGCCGCGGCCGGTGGCGATCCGGCAAAAAATCTTCAGGCTGCTGGTGAATTTATTGGCCTTTTACAAAAAGCGGGCAATCTTGATTCCAAGGCAATTAAAGCAGCGGAAGGCATAGGTCCGACATTTGTCGAGGCGCTGAAGAAAGCTCGTAGTCAAGGTGTTTCGACCCTTTCGGAGTTCACCAAGATGTTAACTAGTGGTGAACTTGCCAGGCTTGGTGGCGTAGAGGGGCAAGCCGGGATAGTTGGCCAGACATTGATGGGTCAATTTAAGGCATTCATGGTTGAGCTGAAGGTCTTGGGTTCGGACTTTGGTCAGATATTACTAGGGCCAGTCAAGGGTGCTCTTGAAGCAATTGGTCGAATCCTTAAATCAACAATCGCCAGAGTTGGCCCTGACATGATTGCCTTTGCTAAGGGTCCAGGTATTCGCGGGCTTGTAAGAATATTTGAAGTAATAAGTAACTTCACAGTTGATTTAATGCGTAAATACCTTCCGGGTGCCAATGGGATGATGGCAAAATTTGTTACATTTTGGAATCAAACTGTTTATGTCATTAAAGATGTTGTTGCTCGCTTAAGATCCTTACTCCCTGGTGGCAAGGCCGTTATAGAGGCATTCGGCAAGCCATTTATGGAAGTCTTTAAAACAGTCGGCAAATGGATTCGTTACATAGGCGACTCAATTCGCAAAAATCAAGCTAAGTACAATGCTTTTGGCCAGGCTCTGACCAATTTTGTGTTAAAACTTCAAGAACTCGGCAAAAAGTTTATTGACACCTTTACAGAAGCATTGCCATTTCTTGAAAACATGGTCAACTGGGCAACAACACTTCTTGACAAGATTATGAGCCTTGTTGACGCAGTCGGTTTATTGGGCAGGGGTCTTGGGGGCATAGTAAATCTTCTCGGCGGACAAGGAGATGGATTAGGCGGTGCAGCTAAGATTTTTGGAATTGGAATAACCGCAGCAATTCTGAAGTACAAGATTGCACTCATGAGGGGCATACCTTTTGCAGATATGAGCATGATGGCTCAGGTCGGGGGAAAGGTAGTTCAAGGCGGAAAAAAAATTGGTCCAGCCATCAACAACGCCGGCGGAAACATAGTTAATAATTATCAGCAAATGGGTTATGCTCCAGTCGGTGGTCCTCAAGCTGCAGCTCTCGGCAGATTGCCACGAATGGCCAATGCATACAGGGGTGCTGGACGCGGTGGTGCTGGATTTCCTGGTCGCGTTAAGGCGGCCAATACTGCGCGCATGCGCTATAACGCGCAACATCCAAGTGGAGGTTTTCTAAAAGGCATGGGCCCGGCCGCCATGCTTGGTATTGGGTCAATGTTTGTCGCACCAGAGGCGCAGGGATCAATGCAGACAGGTGCAGCAATTGCTTCGCTAGCACCCATGCTCGGTGCCGCTGGCCCCATGGCAGCACTTGCCGGTGTTGGCATAGCTGGCTATGGGATGATGCAGAATTCTCGCACTGCTGGCGGTGGAGCATTAGGTGGCGCAATGACCGGAGCGGCCATTGGTGGTGCTATTGGTACGGTAATTCCCGTTATTGGAACAGCCGCAGGGGCAATCGTGGGCGCAATTGCAGGAACGGTTGTTGGCTTTGTTAAAGGCCGCTCAAACGGTGAAAAAATCAAAGTCGAAACAGCTATTGACAAGTATATGGGTGAGCAACTGAATGCTGTTGCGGCTGGTTTAGTTCAGGGCAGAACATCAGATATTCGTACACAACTCAAAGAACAATTAGATCGAGCTAAATATATTTCAGACATTAATGAGCAATATTTTCAGGGAGATAATCACGGGCGTGGTGACAGAAAAGACACTGCCAAGCGGCTGGTGCAGGAAAACAAAATTACCCAGGCCGAGGCGGATGCTCTCATCGCTGCTCCGGGAACTTATGCCAGAGAATTGACGGAGTCAGGAGATTTACTAAATGAAGTTGTTACTCCAATGCTTGAGAAGTTTGATCAGGCAGCTGGGGTTGCCGCAAAAACACTAGGAATAACAACAAACGGGCTTATACAACTTGCCTCTGTTAAAGGTGTTGATCTTTACGATCAGACGACAACTTTGCGTGACAAATTCGTACAACTTGGCCTAGCAATGAACTATACGGCCGAGCAAGTTGTTGGCGCAATGCGTGATATTGCTGTGAATGGCGTTGAAGGGTTGATGTCAAGAATCGAACGCAATATGTCACCGCAGCGTATGGACGAAATTACGGAAGGTCTTTATCAAGATTTTCAATCTGGCGCTGTTATCGGTCAAGATCAAATGGGTCAATATGTAAACGACATGCTGAATCAACTCAACATAATTTCTCCTGATACACCTCTGAGAAATGTTGGACAGTTGGTTGCTCTGCTCGGTCCTAACGGAACCCTATTTAGGGCTGGTAATCAACTTGAAGGTATGGGTGATGCATTCGGGCCATTTTCTGACATGATAGC